GACTCTAAATCTAAATCTAAATCTAAATCTAAAAATGAAAAAGAAACAAAATCTAAAACTAAGGAAAAAGGAAAAAAAAATAAAAATGAAGATGAAGATGAAAATAGTGATAGTGATAATGATAGTGATAGTGATAATGATAGTGATAGTGATATTGATATTGATGAAAAAAAGAAAGAAAAGAAATCTACAGTTAAAAATACTAAGGGAAAGAAAAATAAGTCTAATAAAGATGTTGAAGAAAAAAAAGGAAAGAAATCTACAGCTAAAAATACTAAAGAAAAGAAAAATAAAGAAGAAAAACCCAAAACCACTAAAGGAAAGAATAAGAAAATAGAGAATACTGAAATTAATGATGAAAGTGATAGTGATAATAATTCTGATGGAGATGATGAAAATAAAGAAAGAATTGAAATAAGTGATGATTCTGACAGTGATTCTAATTCTGATTCTGATTCTGATTCTGATGAAGAAAATGAAGAAAATGATGATTAAATTAATTAAAAATATTATTAAGTTAATTAAGTTTTATTTAAAAAATATAAAAATATAATTAAATTGTGTTTATTTTTAATAATATTAATAAAGTATAATATTAATAGAAATATGGTAAAATTATCAGAATTATATCTAGAATATACTACTTTAGTTGAAGAAAATCAAGAAATAATTACTCAAATGAGTAATGAAGATCAATTAGATTTATATTCTTATTTCAAACAAGCAGAAGTTGGTGATTGTAATATTGATGCTCCGATGTTTTATGAAATAAGACAAAAAGCTAAATATAATGCTTGGAATAATTTAATGGGAATGAGTAAAAATGATGCAAAAAAACATTATATTAAAAAAGTAAAAGAATTATTAGAAGTTGTTGAAGAAAATGATAATTAAGTTTAAGTTTAAGTTTAAGTTTGATTAGTATAGAATAAATTAATTTTTATTAAATTAATTTTTATTATGTGATTTGAGATTAAATTAAATACAAAATGAGAAAAATAAAACATACATATGATTATTTTGTTAATAAAAAAAAAGATCAAAAAGTTGTTATAAATAATAGAGAGAATATAAATAATATAAAAGAAGATATAATAATATTATGTTTAGGATATCATTTTAATAAAAGTATAAATAATTTACCAATAACTTTAAAATATTTAAATTGTGGAGAAGGTTTTAATAAAAATATATTTTATTTACCTGTTGTAAAGAAAATAAAAACTGGATATCATTTTAATAAAGAGATTTATAATTTACAAAAATCAGTAACATGTTTAGATTTAGGAGTTAATTTTAATAAAAAAATATTAAAATTACCTTTCAAGTTAGAAAAATTAAGTTTAGGATATTGGTTTAATAAAAAAATAATAAAATTAAACAAAAATTTAAAAATAATAAATTTTTATAATAATTGTCATTATACAAAAAAAAAATTATCTCATTTATCTAAAGATATTAAAATAAATTTTATGAATAAAAATTCAAGTTAGTTTAATTTAATAAAATTTAAAAATTGATATTTTATTTATAAAATAATTATTTAATTATAAATAATAATGAATAATGAATATTTGAAATGTAATTTTAATTATATTATTAGAGAAGATTATAAAATAATTATAATAATTTATCCTTTAGATTATGAAGAAATAAAAAAAAATTATTATAATTATTTTAGAGGAAATGATAATTATTTTACTATTGATAAACAATTTATTAAATATTTAAAAAATATCAGAAAAATATGTTTTCATTATAGTTTTAGAAATTCTAATACAGATATTTATATTCCTTCATTAGTTAAAAATATTGAAGATATTCCTGATAAATATTGTAAAAATCTTCCTAGAAATTTAAATATTTTAAATATTTACTATATGAATATAAATAAAAACTGTTATTTTCCTAATAAAATAAAAAAAATAATATTTAATTTTAGTTATTTTAAAGAGAAAAACAAAAAAAATATATCTTTTGTTGATTTTCTAAATAGCTCAATTAAAAAATTATTTTTTATAGGAGATGGTTGTTTTAGTTTTAATAAATTTAGTAAAAATGTATATAATTTACCAAATAAAATAGTTCATATTAATCGTAATTCAAATGTTTATAATAATAAATTTAAAAAATTACCATTTAAAATAAAAAATTTTTTTCATCGTATAAAATTCAATCAAAATAAAAAAAATAACTTTAATTTACTTGAAAAAATAAATATTAAAAATTTAAAAAATATTAATAAAATAAATATTAATATTCCTGTAAATACTAAAATAAGTTTTTTAAGAAAAAAAAGTAAAATAAAAGAAATAAAAATTGACTATACTAAACATGGTATAAAAAAAAGAAAAAAAGTTAAAATTAATATATTTCATTTTCCAAATACATTAAAAATTATTTCTTTTTCAGTGTTTATGAATTTTAAATCAAAATTTAACATAAACTATCTTCCAAATTCACTAAATAATATGTATTTTGTTCAAGATATAAAAATTAATGAATATTATAAAAATAAAGATATGTTTAAAATGTTTGTTAATAATTTACCTAATAAAATGATAAAAATAAGATTTGCAAGATTTTTTAATAATAAAGTAAATAAAATGCCTTCAAAATTAAAAAGTATAATTTTTGGATATGGATTTGAACAAAATATAAAAAAATTATTTAAATTGAAAAATTTAGAATATATAAATATTGGTAAATGTTCAGATAAATATAAAAATGACAACGATAATTTTATAGGAAAACCTTATAATATTTTTTTAAATAAACACATTCAGTGGAATTAACTAAAAGCCACATTAAATAAAGAAAAGTTAAATATTTGACTGAATGAGAAATCAAACCAATCTTTATCAAAATCTGTATTATTTAAAAAAGATGTCATAATATGTATTGTAGCTAATCTCATAATTGTTTTAGTAACACTTCTTAATCTAAAATCGCATATATTATTATAATTATAAAGTTTAAAAACGATTGTTTCATAAAATAAACATGCAAAAATTAAGTTAAAATAATACATAATACTAATTTTAGGATCTGTAATATCTCTTATAATTCTTGATAAAAAGTTTATAATAATAATTGTGATTGTATTATTAATAATTAATTTATAATAATCATTACAATTATCAAAAACAAGTATTTTTTTAATAAATACATCATATAATGAAACAACAAAAGTAGTTATTAAAATATTTGAAATCATTGAAACATTATTTCCTATATAATAATTAAATAAGACAAGTATTACACCAAGAATAAGAACAACAAGTTCTTCTTGAACATCAATATTAAATATTTGTTTAATTATTTCATTAGAAGTCATAGAATTTTCTATATATATTATTTTTTATTATTGTTTTTTATGTGAATATGTTTTGAAATGATATATTTTATATTTAATATAATATATAACAAATTTAATGAATAACAATATCAAAAATAATGATACTCTAATAAGAAATACTACAAATAAAAATAATAAAAATAATAAAAATAATAATAGTATTTCAAAGATGTTTATAATGTTTTTTATAATAATTATTGTAATAATGATTGTGTTAATGTTTTTTTATTATATTTTACCAAATAATTATATTACAGAACAATATGTTGAAGATGATTTTAATTTAATGAATATTGAAAAAATTAAAATGGAACCAAAAAGTGAAATATTATTAGATTATTATACAAATAAAAATTATTATATAAAAATTAAAAGTAAAAAATTAGATAAATTGCGTATTAAATTTTGTAATAGTTTTAAATCACAAAATGTTAAATTAAAATCTGGATATTTAGTTAAATCTAATTTTTATTCTGATTTAAAAATAGTTAATAATAGTAATCACACAACAATTGTAAATATTAAATATTTTACTAAAAAAAATAAAAGAAATTAATAAAAAACAAAATTATTAAATTATTAATTAATTAATTAATTAAATTATAAAAATTTAGATTAGATTGTGTATCTAAAATAAATTGTAGGATTTTCACAATCTTGATATAAAATATCTTCATCATTAATCCAACCAAATAAAGCAGAACCTGCAGCATATTCTTTACCAAAAGCGTTAGGTTCGATAAAATAAGGTTCATCATCATCAATTAAAGCAAAATCATAGGTAAAACTTTCTAAATTGATTTTATTAATAATTTCTTGATAAAAATGGTTTACAATAATTTTTACATAATTATTAATTTCTTCTTCAATTTTATCATAATAAACATCTTTTTCAAATAGTATGTTATAAAGATTTTGTTGAGAAATAGCAGTAATTTTTTTTTTATAAACGAAAACTCTAAATTCTTTTTTAGGTTGTATTTCAATCCATGGAAATAAATATAATTTTATTTTTGTTGTATCTGAATAAATTGGTGTATGTCCTTGAATTGAAGACACTAATGATTCAATAATAGTTTTTAAATTTGTGTAAGGTCCTTCTTTGTGTTGTCCATATTTCATACTAACATTTTCTGTTCTTACAAAATATTTTGTTTGATCAAATATATTATTATATTTATGAGAGTTTTTTAATAAAAATAATTCAAGTTCATCTTCATATATTTCTGTGAATATACCAGTTTGCATTGATATTTCACTTGCTTTTTTCATCCAATCTAATTCAAATTTATCATTAATTTCAATAGTTTCATAAATATTATGAAATTTGTCAATCCATTCTTTTGTAAAAGTATTTTCAATTGATTGTCTGTAATCATCAGGAGGAATATTATTAATCCAATGATTATTAGTATTAAATTTAATTTTGTTAAATTTCATTATTAATGATAAAGATATACCTTGAATAACTATATTAAAAAATTCCATAATAATTAGTTTATTTTTTAGATAATTGTTAATATATTATAAAATAATCATTTTTTTGCAAAAAATTGAATAAATAAATTTATAAACTTATTAAGATAATATATGTTTTTTGATAAACAATTATTTATAATATGGAAAAAATGAATGAAGATTTTAATTTAGATTGTAATTCAAATTGTGTTAATATAAATAATAATAAGATAAAAAACTATATTAGAGATATAAGTAATATTTATTTTTTACCAGAAAACAGACTTAAAAATTATGATAAAATTATTATAAAATGTGTTGATCTTTTAACATTTAAACAAATATTTGAAAAATTATCAGATAAATTGCATGATATAACAGAATATCCTTATCAATATATAATTTATAAATATTTTAAATTAACATTATTTTTATTTTTTAAAAAAAAAAATAATTCATTTCACAAATATTTACAAGAGATGTATGATGAAGATTTTGTTATATTAATGGATTATGAATTTAATATTGAAAAAGAATATGAAAATTTTCACAGAATATATTATGGATTTATTGAATTATTAAATATTATTGATCCATTTACAAATACTTTAAAATTTTTTAATACAAAAGGACAAATAGTAGAAATAATAAATAATTCTTGTGTTGATATTATTAAAATTCTAATATTTATATTTGAAGAAGTAAATAATGGTTCAGAAATATGTAAAGACTTTATGTATAAAATATATAATAAAGAATTGAATAAAAAAATTAAAGAAAGATTAGTTGAATTTTTTGATAAAGAAAAAAATTTTATAACTATGTACAGATTAATAGAAATTTTTGATTATTGTAATAAATAAATTATTTTTTTAGATTTTTAAAATAACTAATTGATTTTAGATTATTATTATTACTATTAAGAACTGGGTATAATAAACAAAGTGTAGAACTAAAATCTTTTGAATTATCTTTTAAACAAACACTTTCTGAATATTTTAAATTTTTTTGTTTATGTTTATGTTTAATTTGTTTCATTATATTTTCAATATAATCAAATCCTAACCAATTAGATTCGATACCATTATCTAACCATTCTTCTTTAGAAATACCATATTTTAATAATAAATATTGTATGCAAGATAATTTTCTAGTTATGATTTTACTATAATTCATAATAAAAGTATCATTTTTAGAAGTTAATTTTAAAACAGACATTTTTCTATTATAATTAAAATAAAGATAATTCATAAAATTTTCTTTAGAATTATCATCAAAACTTCTTGACATACCTAAATCAACTCTTGCTAATAAATAATCTTCATTTCCAACCTCACATTCAAAATTAATCATTTTTGGTTCTTTAGGAGATAAAAATTGAGGACAATGTGCAATAATCATTTTTTTACATTTTACTTTATTTAATATATTTGACATATCAGGACAATTTGTATGATATCCCCATTGTCTACACCAAAATAAATTATGTTTTTTTTTATTATCAACACTATAATCAACAAATAAATCATAACTTATTTTATCATCTTTAATTTTATTTTTATCAAAATTAATAAAAAATGTTTTATATTTATTATTAATAAAATCAACAATATTATCCCCATATCTTAAAACAGTTCCTCCAATCATAACATTTTCTTCAATATTATTATTATTATTATTATTATCAATATTTTGTATATGTTTTAAAATAGAAAATTTTTTATTTTTTGAAAAATTAATTCCTTTTTCATTTTCATTTTCACTATCAGTTTCACTTTCACTATTAGTATCACTATTATTTTCAATATTATCGAAAACAAATTTATCTAAACAATCTAAATAATCTGAACATAAACCTCCGTGTGCGATAAGAATATCATTAATTTTAATAAAAGCATAACTATTTGAAATGTATTGATTAATAAATTGTTTGTCTCTAAAATATCTATTATTATGATAAACATTTTTTTCGCTTGTATAAGAGTTGTCTTTAGGATATAA